AGGCGGAGGAGGAAATGGTAATACTCGTCAAGGTACTACTAATGGATCAGGATGTACAGGATCTGCTATCACCGGTGGTGGTGGCGGTGGTGGTGGATGGGATGATGCTAATGGCGCTGCAGGTGGTTCAGGAATTGTAATTATTAAATACAAATATCAATAAAAATGGGTAATTGGGTAAATATAAACGAATTAAATACAGTAATTAATATTATTGTAGCAGATAATGATTTTATTCAATCAGGTTCTGTAGGTGATCCTACTAAATGGTTTGAAGAAGAAAATGTTGGCATAGGATGGATTTATAATTCTGATAGGAATCAATTTTATGCACCTCAACCATTTCCATCTTGGATATTAGATCAAGATACATTAATATGGAATGCTCCAGTAGCTAAACCATCAGATGGATATTATATGTGGAATGAAGAACAACTTAATTGGGTTGAAATATTCTATACTACCTCTGAATTAGAATAATATGATATTTGCTCCATTCGCATTTCAAAATCAAGTAGTATCTACTTCAGTACTACCAACATCTTCTGTACCTACATTAAATCCTACAGTTTATGGTGGTACATTTTTATATTTAAATGCTAGTGCTAGTAATTCTTATCCAGGTACTGGAACAAATTGGAATAGTATTGCTCCAACAGGAAGTAGTGTTACAGCATCATTAGTTAATGGGGTTGTTTATGAAAGCGGATCTATCAAATCATTTAATTTTGATGGATCTAATGATTATGCTTCAATACCTTATTATGCAGCAGCTAGTCCTACAACTGGAATAACAATATTAGCTTGGGTTAATTTAGATACTTATGATGGTAATAGAACTATATTAAGTAAATCTAATACAGTTGGAGTATCGGCACCTTATCTTCAATATAGTTTAAAAATGGATGGAGCTGCTTCTCCTTTTGATAGACCTCAATTTAATGTAAATATTAGTAATACTGAAAGAACAGTAAATGGAAGTGATATAACTGTTCCTTTAAATACTTGGGTTTTACTAGCTGGTACTTATGATGGTGGCACTTTAAAAATATACAAAAATGGAGTACAAAGTACAACTATAACAGGTATTTCTGGATCAATAAGTGCCTTTACTACAGATATCCAAATAGGTAGATGGTATGGAAATGGAACTCAATTATGGGATGGAAAGATGAGTTTAATAATGGGAGTAAACAGAGCATTAACAACTGCTGAAATTCTTAATATATACAATGAAACTGTAGATTATTACTACCCACCATCAACACCTATATTAGATGATTATCCTACAGCTCAAGTTGCATATTCATTAAGAAAATTAAATAGTAGTTATGGAGGAAATGCAATTAAAGTACGTAGATCAAGTGATAATGCAGAACAAGATATTGGATTTACTGCAACTGGTGATTTAGATACTGGTTCACTTCTAACATTTGTTGGTGCTAATTCAGCATTTGTAACTACAATGTATGATCAATCAGGTAATTCAGTAACAGCTTCAAATGCAAATGCTGCGGGTCAACCTCGAATTGTTAATACTGGTACATTAGATGCAATAAATGGTAAAGCTACAATGAATTTTGATGGTGGAGATTGGTTCTCAGGTACTTTACCTTCTACAACAAATAATTATTCAAGTGTATTTTTAGTAGAAAAAGTAGCTAATATAAATAGTAATCGTGTACCATTTTCTCAAAATAATATAACAAGCGCTGGATTTGGAGTAATAGATCATGCAGATGGTTGGTTTGGTGATTTTAACTGGGCAGCTGGTCAAGAAGCTCGATATACACCAAATAATACAAATCTTAAAGTAGGTACTGCTATTCACCAATCAGGAAGTGCTCCTCAAAATGCTGTTTATATAAATGGTACTATAGGAGCTACAACAACAACAGTAACAGCAGCAACAATAGGTACTAATGTAAACATTGGTACTATATTTAATGGTACTTTCACATATTTAGGTAATATTTCAGAAATTGTAGTGTGGAGAGATAATCAAACATCAAATGTAACTGGTATTACTAATAACATGAAATCATATTACAGAATATAATAAATAAAACAATGATTATACAAGGATATAAATTCGATTCAGTAGAAGAAGCAACAAATGCTATAATTGCATTAAATACTCATTTTGGTATTCCAGTAAGTGACGATGCAATAACTAGAACTGCTGCTGTAGCAATTGAAGATGGAACATTTTTGTATATACAAGCAGATGATTCATTCGTTAGTATATTAGGAGAACCAATAGAAATTGAAATATCAGAACCTACAATAGAAATACCATCATAATGCCAATACCACAATTAGAATCAGGCGAACAAGAACAAGAATTTATTGCTCGCTGTATTAAAGAATTAGTAGGAAACGAGGGAAAACCTCAAGATCAAGCCGCTGCTATTTGTTATCAACAATTAACAGTTGATTTAATCAAAACAAAAGGTTATCGTAAACTTGTAAAAAAGTAAAGTGAAAGTATTTGAATGGTTGTATAAAATAATATTAGCCTGGATATTTTCAGCTATATTAATACAATCATATTATGTGTACCTAAATTTTAAATAAAGAAACCCGCTATAATTACGGGTTTTCTCTATTCCAAACAATTAGGAGTCTGAGTAGACAAATTGTAACCTTTATTTAATAATGTTTGTTGAGTTAAGTACTGGGTTCGAACCAGTGTGAATAGTTTTGCAGACTATCGTCTAACCACTCGACCAACCTAACTTATCGACGTTTGCAAACGTTTGCAGACGTATAACCGCCTCTCACGTTTCTAATTCCCACTCGTCTGGTCAAACATACCTCTAAACAACAACAACGTTTGAATATATGGGAGACAGTTCTGATAACCACATCTCGAATAAAGACATTCAGACATGTTATATACACATAAGACTTAACCCATAAATTTTAAAATGAATAGTCAGGAAATAATTGAAAAAATCAAAGTAGTTCTAGGATTAGAAGCTACTGAAACGCACACAGAATCTGCTCCAGCACCAGTTGTTGAATTAGCAGAGGTTACTATTGATTCTGAAGAATTAGAAGCTCTACGTTCAGAGAGAGACGATTTGAAGAAAAAAGTAGATGAATTACAAGCAATGATCGATGAGCGTAATGCTAAAGATAATGAAATCAATGACATTGTAGAAAATAAGAAGATTATGGACGAACCAATGGGTGATGAATTAGGCAAAATGGAACAAAAAATGTCTAAACCATTCTCAGGTGCTCCAGTTGAAGAGAAACGCATTAATTTGTCATCTCCACAATCTAAGAGAACAGATGTTAAGTCTAGAGTTTTCGCTCGTTTAAACGCTTAATTAAAAATTTTAAATTAAAAAATAAGAAATGGCAACTTCAACCAGTATTACCTCAACCTACGCCGGTCAATTCTCAGGAAAATATATCGCTGCAGCGTTGTTATCGGCTCCTACATTAGATAAGGAACAAATCACTATTAAACCAAATATTAAGTATAAAGATGTTATCAAAACATTCTCTAATACTAATATGATTTATGATGCAACTTGCGACTTTACTGCAACTTCATCAATTACATTAGCTGAAAAAATCATCCAACCAGATGAATTCCAAGTTAACATAGAACTTTGTAAGAAAGATTTCCGTTCTGACTGGGAAGCTATCGAAATGGGTGTTTCAGTTTATGACAACTTACCTGCTAACTTTACTGATTTCTTAATCGGAGAAGTAGCTGGACAAGTAGCTCAGCAAATCGAAAAATCAATTTGGTCTGGTTCAGCTTCAGCTCAAGGACAATTTGCAGGATTCCAATCATTAGTTTCAGGTTCAGCTACAGGTGCTGTTCAATTAGTAGCTGCTGCTACAGTAACTGGATCTAACGTTATTGCTGAATTACAACGTGTTGTGGATGCTATCCCTAACACAGTTTACGGAAAAGAAGATTTATATATCTACATTCCTACAAACGTAGCTAAAGCATACCAAAATGCATTATCAGCTCAATCAAACGGTTATTTAAACCAAGGATTTATCGGTGAAAAACCATTAGATTTTGAAGGTATTCCATTGAAATTATCTCCAGGTTTAGCTAACAATACTATCATCGCTGCTCAGAAATCAAACTTATTCTTCGGAACAGGTTTATTGAATGATTCTAACGAAGTTAAGTTAATTGATATGTCTGATATCGACGGTTCACAAAATGTACGTGTGATTATGCGTTACACTGCTGGTGTTCAAATCGGTATTGCAGGTGACATCGTTTACTACGGTAAATAATTAATAAAATGGGGGCTGAATTGTTCAGTCCCCTTATTTAAAAACTTTATAAATCAATATTAATATGCCTTGCGATATATCATCAGGTAGAATTGAACAATGTAAGGATAGTATTGCTGGATTACAAGCGATTTACTTTATAAACTACAATACAGGTAGTTTTACACAAAACGCTAATAGTGAAATCACAGCATTCCCTTCAGGTTCAGTTGTCTACAAATACGAACTAAAAGGCGCTAACAGTTATACTGAAACAGTTAATACATCTCGTGATAACGGAACTACGTTCTTCTCACAAGGTTTATCTATTCAGATTAAACGTTTAGACGCTACAATGACCAAAGAATTCAAATTATTGGCTTATGGTCGTCCTAAAATAGTTGTTCATACTAGAAACGGTGAAGCGTTTTTAGCTGGATTATTAGAAGGATGTGACATGACAGCTGGTACAATTGCTTCAGGTCAAGCATACGGAGATTTAGTTGGTTACACAGCTACATTTACAGGTAACGAAAAATTACCAGCAAACTTCTTGTCAGGATCTACTGCTGCAAATCCATTTGCTGCAATTGCAGGAGTAACAGTTGTTTCTGCTTAATTTTTAAAAATTACTACTTAAGAGGACCGCAATAGCGGTCCTTTTTTTGTCTATAAAATAAAATTCAAATATAGTGTTATAATACTATGATAATAGTTAGCGGAAGCAGCCCCTTATTTAAAGTACGTACAGCACCAAGTGCTTCATATAGTTCATCCAGATGGAAATTAGAATTAGTTAATGAAGATACTAATGTACTAACTAATATAACTAACGTAACTGCTAGTTATGATTTTAATGGTTATTTGAATGTTAGGGCATCAGCATCAATAGCATACGATACAATTCATTCAATAAAAATATTTCAAACTACTGGTTCAATAAGTTCATCATTGTATTTAGGTGAAATAATGAGAACAACAGCATCAGCAGATATTATAACTGCAGAACCATTTACATCATATACTGGTAGTTTAACAGAATACATAATTTTCTAAAAATGGAAAAACATAAAAATAATATTAGAGTAGTAGCATTATCAGGTGGTTATACATTACCTGTTATATCTGAATCCTCGTTAGCTAAAAAAGAATGGGTCAATTATGGTATTGATTATCAGAATGATTTCTTCGATACTCTAATAAAACGTTACGAAACATCTCAAACTAATAATGCCGTAATGGATGGTATTGTTAACTTATTAAATGGTAAAGGTATTAAATTTAAAGATAAGCCAATAGTTCAAGACGAATTCTATAAATTAACTACAGAAGACGAATTACAGAAAATATTATTTGATTATAAATTATTCGGTAATGCATCAATATCAGTAGAATTTGCAGGCAAACAAATTAAAGCATTTTATCATTTACCAGTTAATACATTAAGAGCAAGTAAATGTAATGAAGATGGTGTGATTGAAGGTTATTATTATTCATCCGATTGGGAAAATGCTCGTATTAAACCATCATATATCCCATCATTTGGACAAAAAGAATATGCTAATAACTGTCAAGTACTTTATTTTAAACGTGTATCTCCGGGTAAGTTCTATTACGGAATACCTGATTACTATTCTGCAATACAATACTGTGCTGTAGAAGAAGAAATTGCTAATTTACACATCAACAATATCTTAAATAATTTCTTGCCATCAACTATTATTAACTTTAATTCAGGCGTGCCTGCAGAAGAAGAACAATATATGGTTGAACAAGCAATTAAAGAGAAATACTCAGGAACAACAAATGCTGGTAAGTTTATTTTGTCTTTTAATGAAAATGCAGAGCAGAAAACATCAATTGAAACTATTAGATCTGAAAACTTGCATGAGCAATATCGTTTCTTATCTGAAGAAGCAATGCAGAAAATTATGCTTGCCCATAAATTAACATCACCATTATTATTAGGTATTAAAGATGCATCTGGTTTTTCATCAAATTCTGAAGAATTAAAAACATCTTATGATATATTTAATACAATGGTTATTCAACCAATGCAACGTGATTTTATCAAAGCATTAAAAGAAATACTATATTACAATAATTTCAGTCAAGAAGATTTAGACGCAATGTTTATTGAACCATTAATACCATTTACTATTAAAGCAGATATGGTAGAACAAACAGGTTCAAATTATGCTGCAGACGATATGATTGAAGATCAAGCAATGAATGATTCTAATGTTAGTGATCTAGTAGACAATCCTAATATAAACCCAGATACAAATGTCTAAGAATATACTTTTTTGTTCTCGTAACGATTTAATTAAACGTACACCACTTGGTGCAAATATCGATCCTGATAAAATTGTACCATTTATTAAGGTAGCACAAGATAAAAACATGCTTATTTTATTAGGCACTGTTTTATATGAATATTTACAAACTCAAATTGCTGCAGGTACAGTTACTGGTGTATATCAAACATTATTAGATGATTATATTACAGATACGTTAGTGCATTATACAATGGTTGAAGCACTACCTTATTTAGCTTATACTTTTGCTAATGGATCAGTAGTTAGAAATAATAATTCAGAACAAGGTTCACCAACATCAAAGAATGATTTAGATTTTCTATTACAGAAAGAAC